ACTGTAAGCACATCTCCTGCTTTTGCTGTAACTCTAAATTCTTTGTTATTTGATGCTTGTCCAGCACCTGATACTGTAATTACGTCATTTACGTTTACTGCAGAGAATGATGAACCTCCACCAGTAATTGTACCACTGTTACTAAACGCAATGTTTGTCTGTGCGTTAACTCTTACTACTACACTACCACTTTCATCCATCTCTTGAAATGGTAAATGTGTAGTTCTTGTACCAAGTCCTAGTGTGATACCAGAAGCACCTGCATCATCATCTTCAGTGATGAGCATTAGTTTATTATTTTCAATACCAACTTGTGCTTGTGTAGTATTCGCACTATCTACGAATGCAATCTCTGCATCAGCGGCAGTTGTCGCTGTGTTATTATCTTTGACTGTTATTACTGGTGTGCCACCAGTTACGGTAAGGTTTTGTGTCTGCGAACCAGAGTTTGCTTCAAAGTCGCCAGAAACAACTAATTTAGTATTAAGTGTAAGTCCAACATCAGGAGTATGTGTAAGCGTTACATCTTGGTCATTACCAAATTTAATTACTGCACTGTCTGCAAGATATAAGTCTGAGAAACCTTTTGATGTTGATCCTAAATCTGCACCATCATTTGCATCAGGTAGCAAAGCAGTACCAACATTAATCGTAGGAACACTTAAAGACGTTGTTGCTGTAACATCATCGACAAATAGATTTAGAAATCTAGTGCCAGTTGCGCCTAGACTTTTTGAACTATCCGAATCAGGTAGTATGTTACCAGCAAAGGTTGTTGATGCATCTACAACTGTAATCTTCGTTCCTGTTGCATTGTCATCAATACCAGTTGATGCAAAGTTGGTAATTGTACCACCATCTAATCTATTGCCTGATACTCTCGGTTGTGCGCCTACATATTTCATGTTTAGATGTCCTCTAAGATACTTGCAATCGCATTCAATGATGCACTCGCACTTGATGTGACTGCTACTTTATCGCCATTCGATAGAACAATTTTTTGTCCAGATATGAATGATAATGTTGAGTTAGCAGGTATCGCAAGGTCGTTGCCCATTGTAACATATGCGGTTGCAGAAGCATCATAGACATCGACATCTACTGTAATCGCACTACCACTAATATTAGCAAGTTCTAGACCAATCAACATACTTCTTTTGCCAGCGGCAGAAGGTGTGGTATATAAATCAGTTCGACCTGTTCCTATATTGTTTGATATAGCATTTTGAAAATCGTTTGCCATTTTTTTCCTCTACTTTATATTTCTATTTATTCAATCATACCATGTGCATCAAAATCACTATCAGTACCAAATACTGCTTGAGGATGCATATCATATGCTTGTGGTTCACCTTCGTTTAATCGAAATCTACTAATTGTAGCATTCAAATCATTCATTGCTTCAACTAAATTTGTTGTTACTTCAGTGTTTAATGCCGCCTTGTTACCCAAGTCGGTATGAACTACGTTGATTGCATTGACTAGATTACTACCTAAGTCAGAGTTAATCACTGCAGGATCGCCTGTATTAGACCCTAATTGATTTGTTCTATCAAACCACTGCTTGAAACTAATTAATCTACTAAAGTCTAAAACCGCCATTATGCCATCGCAATCAGAGCAGGTCTTGGTATCGCTTGACCGCCAGTGGCGTTATCTAGAGTTGTTTTCATCTCATTGATTGCTACTACTAGATTACCTTTTGCAGTAGTGTTTAGCGAACTTAAAGTTCCTTGCTCATTATCTAATTCATTAATACCAGCGACTACGTTATTTGCAGACGTTGTTAGTGCCGCAGGATCGCCTAGAGTAGCAGAAATTGTATTAGTTTTACTTCTCCAAACATCGATGCTATCTGTTCCATTTACTACTGTAACTGCCATATTATTTCTCCAATATCTGTCTTAACATACTTTTTATTTCACTCATTTCATCTTTAAGAGTATTTAGTTCATCACACATAGTCTGCATTTTAATCTTTTGAGATTGTTTACCTCTTTGAACTGACATATATGTGTGATACTCACTAGTAGAAGTATTAACAATACCACCACTATATCTTTCTCTTACTAGTGTTTGTGATCCTTCAATTTGTATATGTCTATTGCTCATTATAGTGCCAATGCAATTACCCTTAAATTCTTTATCTTCGGTACAAACGCTGTGTTAGTTGACTTCATAACTATCTTGATTGCTACTGCAGAAAATTCTGCTAAGTCAGATACTAAATGTGTTCTCTCTTTGAAAGTCGTTGGACTACCATCTGCACTGTCTGTAATTTCAATAGGAATCAAAGTCCATGGTATTGTGTCAAATGTTTGTTCTGAACCATCTGTGATAACTTTACGATAAACTTCGATAGTACATGAAGTAGGTCTATTTGCTTCATACAATACTTTAATTGCAGTAGAAGGATTCTCTAAGGTAAATCTTCTTGTAAGATAATTTGCCCCATTCGTTGCTCCTTTTGGTGCAATATCGCCTAAGAACTTCTCATGCTGAGTTATGGTTGTTCCGGTTCCTGCATTCTCATTTGTTCCAGGTGCTGGTGTTACTGATACTGTTGCAGTAGTTCCATCATTTTTGTAATTTGTAATTTGATACTTTAGTCTATTGTTTGCATTTGCACTACCAGTTACAGTAATGAACTTACCAATATCGAGTGTATCAAACAATGCTCTTGCGGCAGAGTTTGTTGTAGTTATATTACTATTTGTAGCAGAGAAAGCAATATTACTATCATTGTTCACTGCAACTCTATCATCGTGTGTAGATAGATTTACGTCAGTTTCTACTAAGTTGTTAATTCTATTTGAGATACAACATAGTGATACTCTTTGACCATCAATCATAGGTGATACAAAATCGTTAATTGTAGATAAGTTTGCTCTTAATTGTGCAGAATATCCAACAGTCGCACTTTGATTATCATTTGAGAATATAACTTTAGTACTGTCAAACTCTTTGTTTATATTTTCTGGTACTGGTTTAAATCCAGTGAATGTTCCACCAGTTCTTGATACAATATTCATATCATATGTTAGAGTTGTATCAGAAAAACGTATATTAGTAATTGAAGGTTGCACAATATCTGCAAGTATATTTCTTGTTGCTAGAATATTAGCACCTCCAACTGTGTCTGAAGATAATCCAGAAATACCACCTGTAACATTTGCACCTGTAATTTCGATTACATATGAATCCATTGTAACTGGTGCTACAACTGTATGTGTTCCGTTTAACTCTGATGCTGGTATACCAGCAGTAGTTGAATTAGCACCGTAGAATCCATCACCCACATTGGCAATAGTAACTGTATCAGTTGCTACAAATCCATGATTTCTTTGTGTAACACGAACTTTATTTGTGTTTGGTGCGGTTTCAAATGGGTTAGTATTTAATGTTACAAATCCATTTCTACCATTGTTAAAGTTTACAGTCGCTACGTTACCAACAAACGATGCACGATAAAGTGTTAACTTCATATCTCTAGTTTGTTGAGGTGTCCATGTGTCACCATTTTGAGATAAGAACATCGTACCAGTCAGTGGGTTTCTACTTACTGTTCTATTATCGCCTAGATTGCTACCCCCAAGTTCTGAGAAGAATACTTTACATCCAGGTTCGTCAACTTTAACTAGTAGTGCGTAAGTTGTATCTTGTTGTAAAAATGCAGGACTATCAAACACAACAGTTGTTGCAACTGAAGCATCTGTAGAAGTTTTAACATCTGCTACTGGAATAGTTGTCTGCGTAACAATCTTCTCTGAAGGAAATCCATCTTTAGTATTTACAATTTGTATGAGAATAGGTCTTGTACCTGCTAGGTCAAAGAACAAATCTACTTTTGAAATCATCACTCCATCTTTTGCTTCAGATATAGTGAATGTTTGAGCAAGAGGATCGTGTGCGCCGCAACCTGGTCCACCATTACCGCCATCTCCACCATCACCACCATCTGCAGATGGAGGCGGTTGAACTCTTGAAGTTCTTTGAAATCTTGTTGAACCACTAATATTTCTTGTTATTTCTCGGTTGTTTTGTACACGGTCACGAACAAACTCTGCTTGTCTTAGAGATAAAATTGTTTCTTCTTTTGTTTCGTTCATACCAGTTGCACGGAATATTCTTTCTGCTTTTGTAGTATGAATACCAATATCAACTGAGTTTGTTAAATTATCAACCAAACGTAATACTCTATCTCCAGTTCTAAATTTAACTGCTTCTGTGTCTGGTACAACATATACACCAGTGAAGGTGCCTTCTGCATCTGTAAGCAGAGTATCACCAAACTGTTTTAAGTTTTTATATACATCAGTTGATGTTGCAGTACTTACTCCGTTGATAGAAGATATACTACATAAATTCTTGACGCCAAGTGCATTGTCTACTGCACCAGTTAATTGGTCAGATATTGCAAATCCATTCTTAATGTTTGCAATATGAATTGTAACTGGCATACCATCTGCATTTTCTGTGCTATCTGGTCCTTGATAAGTTACAACACCAGATGCTTGTAATCTAGTAACAGTACCACCTGAGGTATATGAAGTCAGTGTAGCGATTACAGTACCAGTTGCATCACTGTTTACGATTGTAAATGTGTTTGCTCCAGTGTTTACACTTTCTACTCTATATTTACCAGTGTTCAGTTCTGTAGCACCACCGACATTTGCAAAAGATACGAGATGTCCAACTGCTATACCTGATACGCTTGATGCAGTTATAGTAACTACATTGCCAACTTTGGCGGCACCTGATATACTAGTTGCAGTGTGAACATTATTTCGTACTACATCACCAATCCCAAATGCTTGTGCAGGATATGCAACAGCGGAATCTGGATCAGCAAATGTTCCAAAGAAGCGACCTTCGTCTGTATCTGCTTGTGATCCAGGGTCTGCTAATGGTGAAAAATTAAAATCTGTTCTATTTGTTGATGTGACTGTAAACTTATCGTCTGGTTTAACATAAACAGAAACATTCACATTATCAAAGAAAGGTTGCACTCTTGTAGAAGGTTTCATCAAATCTGCATGAACATGAATAGGTATTTCACGCATATATGGAATCATAGACATATCTACAATTCTATCACCCATTGCTTTATCAACTG